ATAGGCATTGCTGGCACGTTGGCGGTATGTGCCAACTGTTTTTTGATATGCTGCCTCGTAGTGGGCCGGGTCCAACTCAATGTCAATGATCTGATCACCAAGTTGGAGTTTCACATATTCTATTAAATTTTGCTTGAGTATGTCAAGTGAGTTTTGTTGCTGTTCTGCCATTGGGGACTCCATCCCCGTTATTTACCAAGATTTTAGAACAAGCAAGTTCTCTGTGCCGCGACCGTTGAATGCTGTTTCTGTAGTGGTCAAGTCTTTGTACAGCTTGCGTGCCGCTGGCTTGCCTGCTGCCTGCATGGCTCGGATCACTTCTGCAGGTTTGCGCACAGTCTTTTGCTGGCTTTCCGCAGTGTTAAATCCAATGATTGAATTGGATTTTATAGTGAATGCTCCCACGTGACTGTCTGCTACCACGTGTATCAGTTTGCGTTTCTTGCTGTCATACAGCCAGGCTTCTGACTTGTCCACTAGACTGGCCGGCGGCAATGATTTGAGTTTTAGTTCCACAAAGTCTGCAAGAAACTTGAATTTAGCGGCTCGTTTTTCCGGTGCCACTACCTTGATTTTGCGTGGTTTGCGTTCGACCTTTTTAATCTGTACATAGGCCCCGCAGTCATTGACCACAGTCTCACAAAACTTCACTGCATTACGCACTTGAATTTTAGTGAGATTTGAATATGCCTCGACCATCTGAGCATCTTTGCCTGCCAACACGGTTTGGTATTCTTTCAGCTTGTTTTTCCAAATGTTAGATATGTAGGAGATCATCTGTGGTGCTACATTTTTACCACGAATCACTGTGATTGGCTTGTAATCTGCAGACATCTTTGCCCCGGATATCACAAACTCGTCAAACATGCCGTCGATCTCTCCGGCACATTCTGACACCTTTTCACGCAGACGATCTTGAATGCTGAGTTTGGCCACCCCAGAGTTGTCTTCAACTGCTGCAGGAGTATCTTGCTTGGACGCCAATACTTCGGTAATCAAGTTATCCAATTTAATTTGTTCGTGCTCGTTGAGCTCCAGCCCCACCATGCTCATACGGCACAGCCAGCCAGTGGTCAGCCGTATGCTTGAATCAGGCACTGACTTCAATGTACGAACATCGGCTTTGCGATCATGTGTTTCCAAATAGGAAACAATCATGTCACGTGCATCCTTTTTGCCATAAAAGTAATTGTACCACGAAAATGCCCGGCTCACTGCACTAATACGATTGTGAATCGGTTGAACTCTCCAATCTGGTTCCATGCCCAATACATTGGTATCGGCACTGCGTGGATTTAGAGGTTTAACTGTTTTAACAGTGATGTTAACTGGTTTAACCAGTTTAGTAGATTTAGTAGATTTAGTTGCGATCATAATTATTCCTTACTTAGTTTTGAACAAGTGTTTTATAGCTCAATTGCTCTGCGGAACACAATTTCCTGCTTGGCAAAGGCCTGTATCTCCCAGGGTTGATCTAGGTAAGGGTACTTGCTAGGATAGAACTTGCCCTTCCATTTCTTGCCCTTGGGCAAGGTCTGCAAGGTGCCATTGGCAAATTGTGCCACATGGGTAAGCTCGTGTGCCAAAGTAATCCCTAAATTTAACAGGTCCCGAGTGGGTTTAAGCACTACCAAAAAGGTGTCAATTCCTAACAAGGGTATGGTACTGCCCAACTCCTCAAGTTCCCGGTCTACCTTGATCATGAGCAATCGACGACTGCGGTCAAGGCCCAGTTGAGTCATCATGCTGGGCAAAATGGCTTCAATATAACGCCGGGTTTTGGGCCTGGCTTCAATATAATATTCCATGTGAGCCTTTTAATTACTATGCCAGTATTATAACAGAATGGGAATTATTGGTCAACCTTGCTTTAATCTGGCATAAATCAGGTGTTGTTCTAGGTTTTTGAGCATCACAGCACATTCGTCGGCTATTGTTTGATAGCGTATGGTGGCACGATGCAGTCGATTGCATTCTACACCTTCCCGGGACAATGCAGTCAATTGCCGATCTACTACTTGGAGCATTTTGATTAAATCTTTTTTGATCACAGGATTCTTCAAAGTCATAATACTTGTGGACAAAGATTCGGCGTGCTGTATCAGTGCTTGCATGAACTAATTATATAACCTTTTGAATTATGTGTCAACTGATCCATAAATATAACACTATGCCACGCCTTAGCCTCTACCGCCCCACCCGAACTAGAGATTACCAATTTCTAGACCGAACTATTTCGGAGATGTATCAAGTTGGTGGATTAGATCTCTTTGTCCACAAATATCTCGGACCGGATACCGGTGGGGAAGATTCGGCATTTTCGGGCAACGCCGACGCCACACAACCTGTTTATGACGAATTGAATCCCATGAACATTCAAGACCTGCTGCTGTTGGAAAACAGAGATCGGGTGTATGACGATGATGTCTATGTCATGCGTGGCGTGTATAACACTCAAGACATTGACTTTGATTTAAGCCAATTTGGTCTGTTCCTAAACAACGATACATTGTTTATTACATTTCATTACAACGACATGGTTGATACGTTTGGACGCAAGCTCATGAGTGGTGACGTGCTGGAAGTGCCAAATTTGCGTGATTACAATCCGCTTGATACAACTTTGAGCAGAGCCTTGCCCAAATACTATGTGGTACAGGATGCGGCATTTGCGTCTGAGGGATTTAGTCAAACTTGGTTGCCACATTTGTGGAGAATCAAGGCCACCCCATTGACTGACACACAAGAATACAATAGCATTACCAACAAACCATTTGTGGCCGAGTATATATGGGATTCTGGTGACTACTATCCAGTGGGATCAATTGTCAATGCAGGTGATGTGTATTATCGAGCTAGAATTAACACGCCTGCCGGCATTGACATTACCAACACAACATATTGGTCAGAATATTCTCCGCCCACCATCAGTGACAAACAAGGTACTCGTGAAAAAGATACACAGATAAATGATGCTATTCTCACGCAAGCCGATGTTGAGGTGCCAAAGTCGGGTTACGATAACACCCCGTTGTATGTTGTACCAACACTGGAGGATGGGCAGCCAGCCAATCCCACCAGTTTGAATTCAGAAAGCGGTGACACAGTGGATGGCACACAAGGTGGCATGGATGTTTCCCCACGCAATTTTGGGTGGACTTCCGGCTACTTGACCGGTGATCAATATGCACCCAACGGCATGCCAGTTACCGCAGGTGTGGCATTTCCACTCAGTGCGGTGGCAGGAGATTATGCATTGAGATTGGATTACATGCCAAATCGTATGTTTAGATTTGATGGCGTTCGCTGGATCAAGATTGCTGAGAATGTGCGTACCGATCTCAACAACGGCCCGACCAACAATACTTTACGCAGTAGCTTTGTTAACAATACATACACTGTGCCAACTACAGATATGGGCAACATACCAAGCCGTCAAAGTTTGAGTGAATTGTTGCGACCCAGAGCCGATAACGGAGACAACGGTGGGGACAAGCCGGCCAACCCGCCACCACCTACTCAGCCTGGACAAAAGTCAAGTTAACACTGGAGAAATAGAATTCAAAGTTTTTTTTATGATGCTCAGATACGCAGATTTTTACTGCAATTCACTAGAATCTTTTCAGGATTTCAAGTGGAGTATGGTCGCGAGGCTGCCAATCCCAATGCTGCTGCATTGTTACGTGTGCCCATTAGATATGGTGATGCCAGCAGACAGGCACAAACAATCATACAGGATAACTCAGCCAACAGTTTGCCAAGTACACCATTGATGACATTTTATATCACTGGATTGGATTATGACCGCCCCAGAATGCAAGAACCGTATCATGTGAATAAAAAAGTTGTTCGTCAACGCACATACGATTCAGAAAGCGATACCTACGAAACCACACAGGGCAATGCATTTACTGTGGAAAGATTGATGCCGGTGCCATATAAAATGTCATTGGCGCTGGACATATGGACCTCCAACACCAATCAAAAGTTTCAACTGTTGGAACAAATTGTGACCTTGTTCAATCCTTCGTTAGAACTACAAAGCACTGATAACTTTTTGGATTGGACCAGTTTAAGTGTTATCGAACTGGAGAGCACGCAATGGACCAGCAGAACTATTCCACAAGGTACAGAAAATCCCATTGATATTGCTACCTTGAAGTTTACCTTGCCCATTTGGATCAGTTCACCGGCCAAGGTCAAGAAATTGGGTGTGATTGAGCGTGTGATTGCCAGCATGTATGACGCACAAGGTGACCTAGTTGATGCTATTGCCGACAATGATTTGTTGTTGGGCACTCGTCAAATGATTACTCCGTGGGATTACAAGTTGGTTGTGATTGAAAACAAGATACAGGTGTTGTACGGTCCGACCATTGTGCCCAATGGCAGTTATGAAGATCTAAATCCCACTGCAATTGTTGGAGATAGTCCATTGTTGTGGCCTGCTGTGATCAATGCATATGGGGTGTTACGGCCAGGTATCAGTCAAATTCGATTGAACAATCCACCGGATACAGAGTCTACAGAAAATCCCATTGTGGGTACTATTGTGATTGATCCCACTGACGATCGATTGTTGTTGTATGATGTGGATCCAGACACTGCTCCGCAAAATACTCTGGATCCTATCACAGCCATTATCAATCCATTGTTAAGCGGCCCCGGGACTGGTTTGCCTGTGCCTGCTGTGAATCAACGATACTTGCTGACTGAGGCCACAGGTAATTATGACAACTCTGCCAATCCAGCAGCCTGGGTGGGAGATTTAGGACAGCCATTGATTGCAGCAGCCAATGACATTGTTGAATGGAACGGGTCAAGGTGGCGTGTGGTGTTTGTGGCAGCAGATGCCACTGCTGCTCAGTATGTCACAAACATCACCACTGGCACACAGTATGAATGGACTGGCGAAATGTGGATCAAAAGTTACCAGGGGGTTTATCCTGGCGGCACCTGGAGTTTGGTTCTGTGAAAGCAGTAGGGGTGTGGTTTTTGAGTCAAACCACTGGGCGATACCTGTACCTGTTACGCAATGATGCCAAACATCCTGGGTCATGGGGATTGCCAGGTGGAAAAATAGAAACTGGTGAAACCTTGCTGGGTGGTATGGAGCGTGAGTGTGTGGAAGAGCTGGGCAGTTTTCCTGCTTACACACGACTGGTTCCACTTGAGCAGTTTACGTCAGCGGATGGTGTGTTTGAATATCATACCTGGGTGTGTGTGGTAAATGATGAATTTATACCGGTACTAAACGACGAGCATCTTGGATATGCCTGGCTTGATCAAGGCACATGGCCTCGACCCATGCATCCTGGCCTGTGGTCCACTGTTAATTTACAAAGCATTCAGACCAAACTAACGTCTATTGAGAATGCATTTGGACAAGGTTGATTAAAAAATCACAATGGTCAAATGTTTTCAACCCAAGACGTTGTATCTTCATCCCACGTATACATTTTATCATCAGTGGGCATGGGTGTTGGTGCTTGCCATTGACCAGTTGTTTTATTAAATATCCAGCTATTAAATGGTCCAATGATTTCAACCCAAGACGTTGTATCTTCATCCCACGTATACATTTTATCATCATTGGGCATGGGTGTTGGTGCTTGCCATTGACAAGTTGTTTCGTCTAGCACCCAACTGGCATATGGTTGCGGAGGGATAAAAGCATCGCGTTCACTATCATATGTGTAGCCTATGCCAGCATAGTTTTTTCTTAGTGGTGTGCCGCCCAATATATGTTGACCACCCTGCGTGTTATAGCTTGTTTGTATCCATAACGCTGGGTCTCCCCAATGTCCGGTAGCAAGAACATCTTGTTCTATTACTAGTACTTGAGTAACTATTCCGTTTTCTACTTTTGCAAAATGACTCATTTTATTTCCTCAATTAACACCATGACAGGTATACTATTATTTAACAACTTAAAAAAACAAAAAGAAATTACCCGTTGGGGCACCACCTGGCGGTGCCGTAAATATCCACCCGGTGTTATTACCCGCATCCACACTGTTTGCTCCAGCATACCAAGTTGCTCCCCCGGTGGCAATAGAATTTCCAATTGATAGATAATCCACACTAACAGTTCCGCTTGACTTACTTAAAGTAGATTGGGTGCCTGTGTAGGTAAATGTTATTGAACCGCTCGTGGTCCAGGCATACTCTCTATAACCACCTACTACTGTGATTGTAGGACTGCCGGTGGTTGTTGCTGCGCCATAACTATCTGGGTAACGCATGATTACTATACCATCTGCACCGGGCATTCCA